TTTCATCGAGGAGACTATGATACTGATGAAGCAATTTCTCGTATGTTTGCAGAGTTTGGTGACATCCTTTGGTTTCTCGCACGGTTTGCTGACTACTATGGATGGTCAATGTCAGAGCTGATTGATTCAAATATTAGAAAGTTGTCCAAACGCAAGGACGAGGGGACTCTCAAGGGTGATGGTGATGATCGATGAATCCTACTGGCAATGCCTAGCCCATGTAGATTATATGAGACACCTCAGGGAAGAGGGTCTTGAACCTACATTTGATGATGAGATATGGGAACAGATTAGTAAAGACTTTGTGGAGTTATATAATGAAAAACGTGGACGGTAAACCAATGCACTACCAGTTATTCCCTGACATGGAGGCGATAGCAGTTATACGTGAAGTGCTGACTGTTGATGAATATATAGGATACTTGAAGGGCAACATACTTAAGTACAGACTGAGGGCAGGCAAGAAGGGAGATGCCTTAACAGATCTCAATAAGGCAGAAGACTATGAGATTGAACTACAGGAGCTGAACTGGTGACTACAACTAACACCCCACGATTGAGACAACGGAAGACGGCTTACACCTTTGACTACCCTCAAGCCATTGAGTTTGCTGAGACACAACAGCGAATCCTCTGGACTGCTGAAGAGATTGAGATGGAGAAGGATCTTCATGACTTAAAGACAAACCTAGATGAGGCTGAGCTTCACGGAGTCATGACAGTCCTCAAGTTGTTTACACAGTATGAACTGAATGTTGGCATGGACTACTGGACTAATCGAGTAGCAAAGGCATTTCCAAGACCAGACATTGAGCGCATGGCTAATATGTTTGCATACGTTGAGATCAATGTACATGCACCGTTCTATGCCAAGATCAATGAGCTTCTGGGTGTTGCCACTGATGAGTTCTTTGAGTCCTATAAGGAGAACAAGGTACTCAAGGAACGCATCGACTGGATAGGTAACGTGGTTGGTGCACGTATGGATAATAACCTAGACATCCTGAGATCACTCGGTGCGTTCTCAATGATCGAAGGTGCTGTCCTCTACTCTAACTTTGCATTCCTCAAGCACTTCCAAGCAGAGGGCAAGAACAGACTAGCTAATCTAGTTGCAGGTATCAACTTCTCAGTTAAGGATGAGAACATTCATGCAGAAGCAGATGCATGGTTATTCAGAACTTTGATGCGTGAAGCGAGTCTAACCAAGGCTGAACAAGATAAGCTGCGTGAGGACATGGAGAAGGTAGCCAGAAAGACATACGAGCATGAGCATGAGATTGTTAAGATGATCTTTGAGAAGGGCAACATCAGAGGCATCACTGCCAATCAGCTCGATAACTTTGTGCAGTCACGCATCGATCTGTGTTTAGAGAATCTTGGATATGAGTCTATATTCAACCCAACGTACAACCCAATACAGAAGTGGTTCTACAAAAACATTAACTCGACTAAGCTGCATGACTTCTTCGCTGCTCAAGGCTCTGACTATACCAGAGCGTGGAAGGAAACGGCATTCGTATGGGAGACAGATGGTGAATGAGGAAAGCATCTACAAGGGACTAGGCAGGGAGAGGAAGCAGCTTCAAGAAGAAGGCTTAATCCCTGAATGGTACACAACAATGGGATGGCAGATGTTCAAAGAGAAGTATGCAACTTCAGAGCATCCTACCATCTTCGATACGTACTGGAGAATTGCTAATGCTGCTGCCAAGCATATGCCATCAGAATCACGATTGGAGTGGTGTCAGAAGTTCTTTGATTTAATGTGGAAAGGGTGGCTTGCCCCTAGTACACCAGTTATGGCTAACATGGGTGCTGACAGGGGATGCCCAGTCAGTTGCTCAGGTTCAGTTGTTGGAGATAGTGTTTATGATTTCTATGAATCTCAGAAAGAGATTGCAATCTTATCTAAAAATGGCTTTGGTACATCTAGCTACCTTGGTGGTATCCGTCCCCGTGGTGCTAGTATTAGCAGCGGTGGCACTGCTAGTGGGGTTCTCCCTGTCTTTAGGGACTTTGTTCAGTTATCCAGAGACATATCGCAAGGTGCTACACGTCGTGGAGCGTGGGCTGGGTACATCGAAATAGATCATGACGACTTCTGGGAGATACTGAATCATGTTACTGCACATCCTGATGACGCTAATATTGGTTGGATTGTTAGTGACAGGTTTATTCATCTACTTAATTCTGGGGATAAAGGTGCAAGTGAAAGATACCAGAAAGCGTTAAAGCTTAAGATGGTAACTGGCAAGGGTTACTTCTTCTTTGTTGATAAGGTTAATCGTGCAAACCCACAGTGTTATGTGGATAACAATCTGAAGGTTAAGGCATCTCAATTATGTACTGAGATCACGCTGTTCTCTGATGAGGATCATACATATACTTGTGTACTCTCATCTATGAACCTTGCAAAGTATGATGAGTGGAAGGAAACAACTGCTGTATTTGATGCGACTGTATTCCTTGACTGTGTAGCAGAAGAGTTCATCAGCATTGGCATGCATGAGCGTGGACTTGAGAAGGCAGTGAGATACACAAAGAAAGCTAGATCACTTGGCTTAGGTACTCTTGGCTTTCACACGTACCTTCAGCAGCACATGATTCCATTCGAGTCATTCGATGCTCATCAGAAGAACATCGAGATATTCTCGTACATGAACAAGGAATCATTAGAGGCTAGTCAGTGGATGGCAGAAGAGCTTGGTGAGCCAGAGTGGTGTAAGGGATACGGTATAAGGAATACACATAGGTTAGCAGTTGCACCTAACTTATCCTCTGCTCTTCTCTGTGGTGGTGTCTCTCAAGGTATTGAGCCAGTGTACAAGAACGTATACATACAGAGCACAGCAGCAGGTGAGGTTGATCGTATCAATCCAGTCTTAATGAAGATCATGCGAGAGCGTGGTAAGTTTAATACAGAAACATTAGATTCAATAGTGCAGAATGCAGGGAGTGTTCAGGATGTCGAGTGGCTTACAGAGCAGGAGAAGGACGTATTTAAGACAGCGTTCGAGATTGACCAGTCAGCAATCATTAGACTCGCTGCTTCTAGGCAGAGGTACATCGACCAAGCCCAAAGTATTAATCTCTTTTTCTCCGCAGATGAAGACGAAGAGGTGATCTCAAGAGTACATCAGGAAGCATTTGAGAATGAGTACATTAGAAGTTTATATTACATTAGATCAGAGTCAGGTGTTAAGGCATCGTCTGGTGAATGCATAGCTTGCGAGGGATAGTATGAAAGCAGAACTGATTGAGAGGATTGAGGAATGAGTGAGCTATATAGTTACGATAAGGTTGGTGAGTATAACGTTATAGTGGAGAAAATTGATACTGACTCCTACGAGGCAATAGCATATATACACGCAATGCAAAACCCACCCTACGTCGGGGATAGCTCCAACCCAGAAAAAGCCCGCGAGAAAGCAATGGAGTGGGCGGCTGCGCAAGAAGTTTTGATGAGGGTAGAGGAATGAAAGCAGAACTGATTGACGTTATGGGTGATGACTTAACTGTAGTAAATGCAGCTAGAGTATCATTCGATAAAGCCAGTGACTTGGTACTGACTAAGATTAATGACGAGCAACATTTCACATTATCTGAGGCAGACCAACGGCTGATAGCCTATCTAGCAAAGCATGGTCACTGGACACCATTTGCACATCCTCAGATAACGATACGTGAGACAGTACCTATCTTTGTAGCTCGACAGCGATTTAAACACATGATTGGATTTGTATACAATGAGATTAGCCGTAGATATGTGGACAATGAGCCTGAGTTTTATGTACCTGATGTATGGCGTGGGCGCAGTGAGGATAAGAAGCAGGGATCTTCTAATACTAAGATAAAAGATATTCTTGTTGAGGGTTGGAAAAAGGAATATCCAGATTACTTAAAAGATAGTATGGAAGTGTCAGATGCTTATGACTCTGTTGTGAATGAGTCTGTCTTATGTCTTTATAAGGACTTGATACACGCAGGTGTGTGCCCAGAGCAAGCACGTATGGTACTGCCACAGAGTATGATGACTGAGTGGATATGGTCGGGTAGCTTAGATGCCTTTGCCGATATGTGTAAGCTACGCTGTGCGCCTGACACACAAGCTGAGACAGCAGAGGTAGCGTGGGAAATTGACCGTAAGATGATTGACCTATTTCCTGTGTCGTGGGAAGCATTAAGGGAGAATGACTGATGAAAGGTAATATCAATGGTGCAATCAAGGCGTCAGCTATTGTAGCTTTACTGATTGCTGCACTACCAGTACTGATAGCTATGACATATGATGAGTATCCTAAGTACTGTAAACTATCTATTTTACTGCCATGTATAGGAATAACAGATGAATAAGCGTATACCTATGAAGGGTGGTGATGAGTATGATGCCCTAAGTAAATCACGTAAGTTCCTACGGTGGAAATCA